ACTGAGATGTCTGACATAGGAATACCATACACCTTTTCGATGTCATAAGGAGAGAATAGGTACATGTCCTCATTATTCTTAGCCAGCTCAAGAGTGATGTCTGGAATTACAAGACCAATTGAGAGAGTCTTAATTCGAACCTTCTCATCAGCATTCTCACGCTTGGTGTCTAGGAACTTCATGATGTCTGGGTGGTGAGCATTTAGATAGACAGCACCAGCACCCTGACGTGCACCAAGCTGGTTGGCGTAAGAGAATGAGTCTTCCAGGAGCTTCATCACAGGGATGACACCTGATGACTGATTTTCAATTTTCTTAATGGGAGCACCAAGTTCACGTAGATTACTGAGATTTAGTGCAACACCGCCACCACGCTTTGAAAGCTGAAGTGAAGAGTTAATTGCACGAGCAATTGACTCCATGTTGTCTTCAATACGGAGAAGGAAGCATGAAACAAATTCTCCACGCTGCTTCTTTCCAGCATTTAGGAAGGTTGGAGTCGCAGGTTGGAAACGACCTGAGATAATCTCATCTACCAAATCCTTAGCTAGCTGACGATCTCCACGAGCAAGCATTAATGCATTCATACAGATTCTATCTTCAAAACGTTCTAGATAACGCTCACCATCAAAGGTCTTTAGGGCATACTGTGTATAAAATTTGTACGCTCCTACGAAGGTTGGAAAACGGAACTTGTATCCATAAGCTTGCTTAAACAATTCCTTGATAAAGTCAAAATCGTATTGATTTAGAAGTTCCTCATCATAGTATTCGTTCTCAATCAAATAGTTTAGTTTTTCCTCTAGTGAGTGGAAGAATACAGTATTTTGATTTACATGATCTAGGAAATAGCGTCTAGCAGCTTCCTTATCCTTGTCAAACTGAATCTTTCCATCATTGCCATAAATATTGAGCATGGCGTTTAGCTCATGATAACTGTAATTATCCATTTATTTTCTCCAACCTATCTCTTACATTGATTATGTCATCTGGTGTACCAAATACTTCTAACTTGTAGATTACTGGTACCCCTGTTTTTGCTGAGATGATGTCAGCAGCCTTACAAAAATGTTTCCCAAAATTAGTATCACCAAGGCCAATGATACCAACTAAATTCTTTCTATTTACCTCTATGTTGAGGAATTTTTTGACTTGCTTTGGTACTGCTGGGCTTTCTGAGCCTCCACCATACGTAGGGACGCACAGAACATAGGTGTCGTCAACAATAACTGGGTTATCCTCTTCCCACTTAATTGGAATCCTAATTGCATCCTCTACCCCAAGTCTTTCAATAAATCTTTTTGTATTACCTGAATAGTTGGAAAAATATACAAGTTTCATTTTTTTTCCTTTTGAGACAAGTAAGGGGAGAGATTTTACTCCCTCCCCCTACTATTATACTACTTATTAGTTAAGTAGTGCAACCTTAGCCTTTGGGAACTTCTTGTTCCACTTAGCAGCGAGTGAGTTGTACTTTGCCTTTGCAGACTTAGTACCTGCTTCAGCAGCTTCTGCACGTGCAGTTAGAAGTGCAAGCTCTGCCTTAACCTTTGCAAGCTCTGTCTTGGTTGCATCATGTGCAGCCTTCTCAGTGGCAAGCTCTGCAGTCTTAGCAGATAGTTCTGATGCAAGATCACGAACTGTAACATCAGCAATACGAACCGCAATAGGTGTTGCTAGTCCAGTTACAGCAGATGCGACAGTTGCAGTTGCAAGCAAGCGAACAGTTCCAGATGCAGGAAGTGTAATATCCTTAGTCTTTGAACCAAGAGTTGCAGTTGCAGTGTCTGTAGTTAGAGCATATGTGTCGTTTGTAGTGCTTGTAGTAACCTGAAGGTTAATAGTTGCACCACCCTTTGCGTTTCCAAATACGTCAACGCCACGAACAGTTGCAGTGTATACAGTACCAGCAGCACCAGTTGATGCACCAGCAAGCTCAATTGCGTTTAGTGCACCAGCAGTTCCCTGGAAGTAGTATGTGGTTGTATTTCCACCAACAGTAACTGCAACAGAACCAACTGCTGTAGTAGTAGTAAATACGTAAATGTCCGCAGTGGTTCCTGTGCCAGTATTAACTGTGACAGATGAAGTACCTGCAGAAGCGGTTACTGGAGCACCTACTGTAGCAAGTGCAGTAACAAGCTTACCGTTAGTTGCAACAGCAGAAACAGCAGTACCAGTGTCAAGGCCTGTTAGGGCAATCTTGAGTGCATCAGCAGCATCTACAGAGTTGTCTGCAGGTACTGGAAGTGCTACAGGTGCTGATACAGCAGTACCACCAACAGCTGACGAACCGCCAACAGTTAGAGCAGTTGAAACTGCAGCACTTGCAGGTGTTGCAATTAGTGATGTTGCAAGAGCTGTGGCTGCAACCAAGCCAAATGCGATCTTCTTAAGTGAAGTCATATATATGTTTTCCTTTTCTATTTGTTCTATCATATTAGATTTAGCCTATCCAAATAATCTTTTACTTCTTTTGGCATAGGTTTATATTGTATCACACCGTCTTTTTGTTTGTCAAGTTCAGTCTTAGGTCTATCTCTAAAAGTATGAATCTCTACTTCAAGGTTTTGGTCCCTAGGTGTGTGACTGATAGCACCAAAAATGGATCCACACACAGCATCAGCTAAGTCCTTAGACAGCTTTCTTGGGTGGTCAACATTCTTACCATTCTTAGTAATCTTAAGTTCTGTAAGCTCCTCAAAGAGAAGTTCAACAGCTGGCAGGGCTAGTCTATCTTCATATACTAGCATGGCCATATCTTCGTAATGCTTCTTGCCAACAGAAACAGTATCAGTTCTCATTCCAACAGCCTTAAGCTCATTCTGAATATCGAATGACTGCCAACGGTCAAATGTAACTAATCCGATGTTAAAGCCAAGCCTTCTTAAATTTTGAATCCATTGCTTCACCTCAGATAAGTCTACTGGTCCTTCGATTCTTGGTTCCCACCATGCTACAGCATCTACTACTACAATTGGTGCAATCTGTTCATAGTCTTTAACTACCTGAACATTTACCCACTTTTCTACGTGAGCAATTGCAACAGCACATTTGTCGTGACGCTGAGCAAGGTCAGCATGAACATAATAAATTTTATCTGGGTCTGGCTTAAAACTCTCTTCAAATCTTCTGAATTGATCCAGAGGATTTCTGATTGTCATTGAGGCACGAACCTTCTCACGCTGTTTAAAGAATGCATCAGACATGTATGTTGGGATACATGCAAAACGCTGCATAGCATCACCCATATCCGTAAAGAATGCTAACTTAAAGTCATCAATCTTACGGGTAGGATTTACGACCCATGTAGGACGCTTAAGAGCAAACATTCCTGGATATTTGTATGAAACAATTGTGTCCTCATCCCACTCAATTTCTAGAGTGTTACCCTCTGCGTCTTCTGGCAAATCCTCATTCATAATGAACTTGTGATGCTTTGTTACTACTTCTTTCTCAGCAATTACAGCATCATATCTGGTTGAAATAAAGTCACCTGGAAAACGTGGAAATGATAGCAGTGCTACCTTACCTAAATCTGGGAAACGAGAATCCACAGAAGCACGGAACGCTTTGTAAATGTTATCAGCAGTTTTACCTTGATCATTTCCAGTTCCAATCTCTGTAGCAAATCCAGAGATCTCGTCAAGAACCGCAAGAATAAGGTTGAGACCCTCATGCGATTCTCGTTCGGAGTGACCTGAGTATACTGTGATAGATTTATCAAATTCGATGGATTCCGCTTTTGGGTTGTACTTTCCAGCGAACCAAGGCGATTTTTCAATTTTGGTCTTAAAGCCTTTAAAGAATACATTCTTCGCCTGTTGTGCGTTAATCGCAACGTTAATGATATCAATGGCATCGCCACTAGGTTTACCAAAATAACGTGCAGGATCCTTAAGGCAAAGTAGCTTGTAGACAATATAAGCACACGCAACCGTAGAAGTAAAATCCTTACCTGAACCTTTACCAAGCTGAAGAATGACTTCATTCTTTGTATATTTCTTGTAGTACCTGCGTCCATCAGTTTCTCCCATTAGATCAATCAAGTCATCTAGCTTATAGATTTGACTCATTGCCTCTACGATATCGTACTGAATTTCAGATAGTGGTGGCTGATTTAGGAAGTCTTCGCCCTCAACAAATGTCTTTGCATCCACTGGTCGCTCTTCAAAGTTATCAGCCTTCAGTGCTTCTAAAAACTCATCAAACATTATTGTTCACAATCGTTATCGTTTCAGCTGGCTTGCTAATCCTTGAAAGTCTTCGCATGATTTCATCACGAATTTCTGGATACTCAGATGCAATGTCTTTTAGGATCTGAATAAGTGCTTCTTGTCTCTCTTCAATTGCAATCATTTCTTCTGCAAGTTCCTTATTCTCAAGCAGACCTGCTTTTTGTAGCATGTCTATACGCTTAGATTCAAGGTCCATAACTAGCTTGATGCCCTGAGTTTTTGCATTCAGGTTTGCTGTTGTGGTGGCCTCGTCAATAACCTCGTATGCCTTTTGAATAAGTTTACTATAGTGTGTGTCTGCTCCCACTAGGGCTTCTTTAGCACGTGCACGAATAGCTGCATTGTCTGCAGCCATCTGTCTCCACTCACCTATGTAGGCAACTACAGTTTGACGTGGAATTGCCAACTCTTTTGAAATCTGTGTTGGATCATTTCCAGCAAGGTATTTTTCAACAACCTTGTTGACATTATCCAAATGCTCTACTAATTTATCTTCCATATTTAAAAGCCGTTCTCATTCTTTCTTCATTCTTAGCGATAAGCTCTGGGTCTTTCTTTTGCTCATCTGTGAGTGCAAATTTTGCCCTAGTTGGCATATCTAAATTTTCTTCAGGTTTTACGTAATAGAATACCGCAATACTCTGTCTGTTTTCTCCATTTGGAGCAGCAATCATTTCTGGTAGTCCATGCCAAAAATCTCTATCCGTTTCAAAGAGTACAGCACGATTAAATTTTGGTTCTACGTAGAATTCTAGTTCTCCTGGTTCACCATCTTTATCATTCCAGAATTCTAGTTCGCCACCCCACTCGTCTTGCCAGTTCTTGTTTAAATAAACAATAAGGTTAAGTTTTCTAACTAGTCCCAACTTGGGATGTAACTTTGCATCCTGGTGAAGATTTAGCCTTCCATTACTTGCATGTAGGTGCATACCCCCTGCGTGTAATCCATAGTCTGCAATCAATCCATCTATTCCAGTTAGTTTTTCTAGTGATTCTGTAAAGTCTTTAGATGTAAGATCAAAAAAAGTCTTATAAAAAATAGTAGGATACCAGTCCCAGTGGGTTGACAGAAGTTTTTCCTCAAACTCAGAATTGTTTCTAGTTAGCCAACGTTCATCATCATAAGAATAGAATTCGTCAGAAAGTTGGTTTGCCAACTTAATGTCTAGAAAGTCATCAATAATCCAAACACGTGTTGGACTACTAAGGAATTCAATTGGTTGAGACACTCTTTCTACCCCTTTTACCCTTCTGTGGAATTCTCTTAATCTGATCAGCTGTGAATGACCTGAAGCATTGGCTTTGACCCCTAAATACCTCAAAACAGTCTATCCAGCTAGCACCAGTTTCAGTGTTAGTGACTACAGAATCAAACTTAAACTTGAGACCATATTGACCACTTATCTTAATTATATCACCACGAACGATGTCAAAGCCATTTACATTGACAGTATATTCCCTAGTAAACTTAGTATCTACTATTGGTGCTACCTTTTTCTTTACCAACTAGAACTCACCCTTAATACGCTTAATCTCATCTTGAATGTAAAAAATTGCCTTCTCAAGGTCTTCGATGTGCTTTTCTTCGCTCTTGATTCCAGCTCTCCAAATATACTTCATGGCATTGCCTAGGTTAAAGTTCATGTGTCTTGTAATCTGTAATGCCTCAATACCGCTTGGGTGGCTAGTATAGTGCGTTGGGTGGTTGACCTGATCAACCGTAATTTTTAGCTTATTACTCATCGTCTGCTCTTTCTTAATCCAAATTTAGCTAGATAAACATAAATAGTTTCTAGGCTTACTCCACATTCTTTTGCAATGTCTTCAGGAGATTTCTTGTCAATGACGAATCTCTTTCTTAGCCACATCTCATTAGTATATAACTTTGCCATTAGTTTGTCAACCTATCCCAGTTATTTATTGCATAGTGCCCAATCCCAATAGCGTCAGCAACATCAGGATCAGAGACCACCCTATCATATTGAATATTAATATAATTAATAGTTTTTTCTTTTCTGAGATTTCTCTCATAAGTCTTGAGCCATGACTCTGACTTCTCAGGATATTCTTTACGTATCGCAAGCTTTTCCTCTTTGGTTAATTTTTTATTGCCAATATAGTTCTGCCATGTGATTGGTGCTACAGACTTAATTGAGGATACCCCAGATAAACCTGCAGCACCAAGCAATGCTCCCTGGACCAGTGCAAGATCTGCAGCCGTCTTTGGGCTATTCATAAATACAGTATGCTCAATAACAATTGCATCAATTGGACCATAGACATCAAAGAAGGCTTTGGTCTTCTTGCAGGCATCTATGACCTTATCATACGTAGTTATTCCACTATATTTAATCTTTCCAAAAGACTTTAAAGTCTTTGACTCAAATACAGAAAATGCTAGGCTTGTTGTGCTAGCGTCAATCGCTAGTATCGTTGTTGGTTTCCCAATTATCGAATTCAATTTTGCCATTTGCTATTCCCTTTATTTGTCTAAGTACTCTATTAACTTCTTTTGGATCAATCAAACATTGCTCACATGTTTTTTCGTCATTATATATTGACAGTGCTGTATCACAAAGCTTACAGCGACGGTCTCTATTCTTTCTACGCTCTCTTCTTGTCTTCTCATATCGCAAGGCTATTTTTTCTTTAGTAGCCTCTTCACGACAAAGAGATGAGCAATATATCTGATATGACGTATTTGGTGTAAACTGTGTATCACACCATTGGCAGTGTTTCATCTATTGGCTCCAGAGATTTAATCTTGATCTCTCCCTTGCCAGCCTCTGCACACGCAGCCTGAATAGGACACGTCTTACAGATTTTTGAATTTGAACGGTAATTCTTTTCTGGTAGGGTTCTATCAACCCATGCCTTACGAACTACTCTCATCCAATCAAAAGCTTGGTTTACCCACTGAACATAATAACTTCCTGGTGTTACCTCAATTGGCAATATCAGCAAGTCATGGTTGTTCTTATTCTCATATATAAGAACACCCTTTGTTTTGCCAAGAATCTTCATATAGATAAGAATCTGAATCAGGTGGCCCTTCTTTGGCTTACCTGCAGCCTTTCTATACTCAAACCCTTCGCTAGGCATGGTTTTGATTTCACCTACGATATCTTCGCCAGCCCATTCCAACATAGCATCCCCGTATCCAAAGATAGGTGGATCCTGATTGGTAATCTTGAATTCTGTAGTTTTGTTACCATTGTCATCAACAAAGGCCTTAGCTAGCCCAGAATTAAGCATAGCTGTCTGGATTCTATCATGTGATAGTGTGCCAGCGGTCATGTTAGCAACACCATATGCATCAGCATTGTCTTCAAAAGTCTGACCATCAAATGCTAGGTACCAATACCTTGGACATTCTCCGTGAGAAAAGGCAATTGTAGATGGTGCGAAAGTTTTCTTCTTTTGAAACTTTGCAACACGTGTAACCGTATATCCATGATGGATCTTTGCAATCAGCTCTTCAGGATCAATGAACATGTTTGGTTTTGCATCAACCTTCTTTAACATTACCTGACTCAATAAATTTTTAGCCATAATACCACTAGCGAGTAATGTACTTAAGAGCAGCAACCAAGTTATTAATTGATTCTGCAGCTGTAAAGTACAAGTTCTTCTTCGCTCTATCTCCCTTATCTACGTTTGCCATCCAGGTTGCTTTAAAAGACATTTTTGCAGCAATTGCCTGTAGGCGTACTATCTCAATCGTTGCTAGTTGGAGAGGAATGTCTGGCTTAACAATAAGCTTAGCAATAAAAGTTAGTGCTGCTGTTAATTCCTCGTCTTGCATATAATCTGATATTTCTGCAAGACCGTTAATCATATCTAGAGTTGTCTGTCCTTCGTTACTCATTAGCAAAACCTGCTATCTGACTTCCGTCTAGTCCAGCATCATTTCCCATAGCGTTATAAATTTCCCAAGCAGCCTGCATCTTTGGATGAGCTGCAACTTGCTTGCCATACTCTTCTCGTTCCGCATATCGTGACATTGGGTCAATTGGATTTGTCTGGCCAGTCCATCTGTAGTTAGTAATTGGGCAATAGTCAAAACTTACAATCTCAACAAATTCTCCATCTTTCCACTTACGCTTTGGTCTCCAGTGAACCTGATTTACAGCACTAAAGATAATTGCATCACCCTTCTTTAGGTTATACGGCTTATCCTCTACCCAAACTTCCCAGTCCTCAATGTTCTGGTCTAGACAGTAGTTAAAAGTAACTAAATTTTCATCAGCATCTAGGTGTGGTGGAAGTGCAGGTGCGTGCTTGCCTTCTCCATACTTTATATTGTAATCAATATAGTTGTAGTGTGTAAGTCTAATTGGATCTTTATGAATAGGCTTAGCATATGAATCCATTACCGCTTCAATTTCTGGTGGGCAATTAAACTCAATAAGGAGTCTTGACATATGAACAATCTTTTTTGGATGAAAGCGAGTCTCTCCGTAATACTGTTCTTGACTGCCCTGTAGACGATCATATGCCCCACTATTCATAAGTGCACGATTATTTTCAATTACTGCACGCAACAAGTTAACCTGATCGTCATTGAATGGTTTCTCAACATAAATTGGTAGTTGCTTGTTATATCTGTCAAAATCTGTCAACCATTTGTGCATTGGAGCTACTGTTGTTGGCTGTCCAAATTGCATGTTTTTCTCCTGTTCCATTTTTTATTTATTTTCTTCTAAATCGCTATTAAGTTTCATATCAAAAAATATCATTTTAACAATATCATTGTCTGTAAATTCTCTATCTATTCTACCATGAGTTAGCTGTGCTGGCAAGAAGGCAATTGCCTCATTATCCAATAGATCGTATTCAACGTCATCTATATTAAGTGGCCAACTAGTATTAGCAAATAGCTGATAGTCAATTAGACAAAAATTCATATTGTCTTTGTGTGGTAGCAGGTTTGGTCTACCATATTTGCCAGAATATTCAGTATAGGTTGCACAAAAATATGTTGCATCAAGTTCATTTTCTTTTGCAACATTATTTAGCTTATCTATAATATTCTTAGGTACTTCAAAGTTAAAGCGTATTTTTCCAAGACTTACGTTATGGATGTACTGGCTTTCATCGTTGATCACATCTTGTGGAAATGGCTCTCCAGCAAATTCGTCCCAAACAAAAATAGTTCTCTTTGACTTTTCGTAATCGATTAAGCTAGATAATTGCTCAACCTCTTGGCTAGAAAATAAGTTTTTAATGTGTTTTTTCATACTACCATTATACAGCATCAACCAACTGCTCAAGCATCTCAACCTCAATAATTGCCAGTCTTACCTTTTGATTTCCATCGCCAAGGACAACAAATATTGCTGGATCATTGCCATTTCTAATTGCATCTGTAACTGCTTTTGCCCAATTGTCTTTATTTACAGTAAATCCTTTTGGATATTCTTTAAAGTCAACAGTAAAGTTATGCCAGGTAGCATCACCCTTCTTGGTATTTCTACCAGAGTTTTTATGCTGCTTAGCACCTATTCTGCTACTCTCACTTCTCTCGCTCATAATCCTTTTTCCTCTTGGTTGCTAGTGATACCTTGCTAATATGTCCATCCTTACACATCCATGTAAGTTCTTTTGTATCAGGGTAGCATCTCAAGGATGTTACCTCTACCTTGCATACGTGACACAAGAATTTACCAGGATATACAGTATATTTAGCCATTTAGCTTTTCCCTAATTGAGTCTTGTAGGTCTAGGTCTTCCTTTACTCTTGCAATAAAGGCATCTCTACCCTGAATCTTTGTGCCATCTTCTAGCTGATACCATGCACCAGTTCTAGCAATAATACCTAGTGATTCTGCTGTGTCAACAAGATCGCCAATACTATCGACACCAACATCATCGCCTCTAAAATAGAAGTCATATTCGCCACCTTGGAAAGCAGGAGAAGTTTTAGAGAACTGTAGGTCCCAGCGAACTTTTCTACCAATCTTTTCTTCAATGAGTTTATCTCCAACATGTATCTTACCTTTCAATGCTTGATTATCTGATTCAGATGAGAATAGCTTAATTACTGTAGATGAATAGAACTTGATTGACATACCGCCAGTTGGTTGCTGACTAGTATACATAGCACTAATATTATTGCGTGACTGGCTAATAAGAATAAGCAATGTTGGCTTAACCTTATTATTTGCATAATTAAGCATCTTTACTGCATTACTAAAATCACGTGCTTCTGCACCAATCTGCTTAGTGTTTTCAAGCTGCTTCAGCTCATCAGAATCTTTTTCAAAATAGATTGCAGGAAGTAGCGATGTTATGGAGTCAACCACAATAAGGTCTACGCCAGCCTGCATCAAGCTAGTTCCAACATCAACCATTTCATTAATTGTTCGTGCTTGAGATACAATAAGCTTTGATGTGTCTACACCAAGTCTTTCTGCCCAAGATCTATCATATGACATCTCAGCATCAATCCATGCACAAACCTTGCCCTCTTTTTGTGCAAGAGCAATTGTCTGCAAACATAGAGATGACTTAGCAGAAGACTTTGATCCCCAGATAAGTACTTGGCGACCATAAGGAAGCCCACCATTAAGTGCACGATTTAGTCCAAAACTTGGTGTCTTAGCAAACTCTGTATCTGGTACTGAATCACCAATCATAAGCCCTTTGCGTAGCTTTGGATTAAGTTGTGCTAATACATCTTCAACTGTTACTGTCATTAGAATCTAACTCCGTGCTTCTCTGGTCTTGACTTATTAAAGTCTGTCTTTTTCTCCATGGCATAGTCCAAAGATGTCTTTGTGTAACCATGCTCTACTAGGCCAGCATATAGGTCAAAAGTACGAATAAGGATATCTGCCATTTCATCGGCAATCTGGTCCTCACCCTTATCTTTACGAATTGCTTCCATCACCTCTACAGCTTCTGACACAATCATCATCAACTGTTTAGTTATAAAGATGTCATCAACATCCTCTGGCCAAAAGCCTTTTGCTACGGCAGTCTTGTGTAGTTCTTCTGCCCAATCATCAAATTGCATGTACGTCCTCCATAATAGTTGTTCCATCCTTGGTTTTACCCAAATCAAATTTATATACAGATCCTTCTTGAATCTTCATATATGCCTTAGCAAATGCAGTAGGGAAAACTGTCACTGGGTGAAGTTCTCTAGAGGCATCTGCCAAGGTAAGTGTTGCCATCTTCTTGCCAGCCTTTGTAATGCGTGGCTTAAAAGATACAACAAATAACTCTTCTTCTTTATAAGGTAGCTGCTTATAGTTTAGATACTTTATAAGTGCCGAATCAGTCTTACCAATTTCATCAATTTGGATGGCCTCAGTAATGCGATTATCGCTAGCCAAGATAAGATATGTCTTTCCAGTTTCGATTGTAGACTGCTCGTCATCAAATATACCAACGCTTCCTGTCTTATCCAGAATTTCTACACGTGACCAACCTTTTCCACGCTTAATCTCTTTAACCATACCCATCAGGATAAATGATCCCTTTTCTTCAAACTCTTCAACATCACTAACAAAGGCATGGTAGTGTTGTGGAACAGAGATGTTGAACTCTGGTAGGTTTAGATACTCATATAGATTCTCACGAATTTCTTGATCATTTCTTGGCTGGTCGTGGAATGTTGCAGCACCAACTACTCTCATTGCCTGCAATGCACGACTGTTAACGCCATTACCCTTACCGAAAGTAAACTCTTCAAGCTCCTTATATGATGCGAATGGTCGTGCAGCCATATACTTAGATGCAATATTATCTGAGATATACTTGATACCAGTTAGTCCAAAACGGATACCCTTGCCCTCAATCTTGAAGTCAGCATCTGAATCATTTACGTGTGGGAGCTTAATTGAGATACCCATACGCTTAGTCTCAATAAGATACTCTGTTCGTGCATCCTTGTCCTTCTCATTCTTGAGAATAGAGTACATAAACTCTAGTGGATAGTGATACTTTAGCCATGCTGTCCAGTATGATAGCGTTGAGTAGGCCACAGCGTGAGACTTGTTAAAGGAGTATCCAGCATGTGCTTCAAAGTCTGTCCAAAGTTCTTCAGCAACGTTTGGTGATAGGAATCTAGATGCACCCTTAACGAACTTGTCCCTAAACTGGTCAAATTCCTTAGCATCCTTCTTCTTACCGATAATCTTACGAACCTTATCAGCCTCAGCCATTGTCATACCGCCAAGCTCTGTACAGGCCTGCATAACCTGTTCCTGATACAGAATACATCCATATGTCTCTGCAGTAAATGACTTCATTACCTGGTGCTTGTAGTCAATGTTTTGACGACCTTGCTTACGAGCAATATAATCTTTACCAATGGTATTAGCAGCACCTGGACGAACTAGAGCATTAGATGCAGACAGTTCTGCTAGGTTCTTAACACCCATCTTTACTAGCAAATTAGTATATGGTGTTGCTTCACATTGGAAAACACCCTTTGTATAGCCGTCAGAAAGCATTCTGTATACATTTGCATCATCCATATCAATTGATAGTAGATCAATCTTCTTGTCATGACGTTCCTCAATGATATCAAGTGTGTCACGCAATACTGATAGTGTCTTTAGACCAAGTGCATCAATCTTAATTAGACCAATACGCTCTGCTTCTTCCATGTCTACCGCCACAACTGGGATACGCT